GTTAGCCTCGCTTTTGGAAGGAGATAAAACGCAATGGCGACAAAAAGAGAAAAACGCACAAAAGCCAAGGGACACACACGAGAGGTCAAACACAAGGCTTCAAACAGTTACTGATTGCGAAAAAGAGAGAAAAGTAGAAAGAGAAAGAATTCAGGGGATCCCGAATCCCGGCATAGTAAACTTCACCATGAATTCCATCTGAACATGAACAAGATTGGAAATATCATCTATTGCGTAACGTGGGGTACGAACAGTCTTCCCTTTTGCATCTTGACTTTCGTCATATGCAATAGGAAGGGCGGAGTTTCTAGCGATAAAGAAAGAAGCGTAATTTGTACGAAATTCAACTGGCTTCAAATCAAGTTGAATCCCAGGAGGGAAAGGTAAACCACCAACACCCCAAGTTGCACTCATTTCAGATCCGTGCATCTTCAACGAGTAATTGACCAACCTTGGAATGTTCGAGACGACTGATTGGTTGCTCCCATTTCTAGCGGACGTTCCACGTGGTACGATTCCGATTCTGTAGGAAGGGAGGTAAACAGGGGCTGTGGTTGTTGCGGAGAAACCTCGAGTCTGTTGGACGTCGACGTTAACCTTGGTGACAACTGCGGACAAGAAGAACTTGAGTCCCCATTCGACATTGGGGTGATTGCGGAAGTCGTAGTCTCCGGAGAGTTCATAAAGTGAAAGATAACAAGCTGAAGTAGCACAATGGAGCTCACACTCTGAAACACCAGGAGAAGAAATGGTAGGAGGGATGGAAATTTGAGTAGTACCAGACTCATTTGCACCAACAACGGGAGGAGCAGCCAGAGTTCCACTAGCAGCAAGAGTCGGAGCGAGACTGGAGGCATTGGAAGAAGCAGGAGAAGCAGACATGGAATAAAGTGAAAGTGTGAAGTGTACAAGTCTTAAAGGCACTATAAACGAATCTTACAATGGTTCTTGGAGAGATAAATGACACGGCTTTGCATTCTAAAAGGGGATGGGAAATCTTCAACAACAACAAACTTGAAACAATGATCTTCGAGCATTCTGACGGCTGAATCAAGATCCAAACAACTGAAACGACGATAATAAGATCTGGACTGATTTGGACGCAATGCTTTGATGCACTCGACGAGACATGCTTTCTTTGGGTCCAGAACGACTGCAACTGGCTTCTTCGGGTAGCTCCGGCGGAAGAAACGGTAGTTACGCAGTTTGACCATGTAGGAAATGATCTGCGCACATTCATCACCAGAAAAGAAGGGATACATGATTTGAGTAGCAGTTCGAAGAAACTCCACCTCGTCAGGATCATAATCAGTGGCTCGACTGATGTAACTCCGATAAAGCTCATCGGTTGAAACATTTTCATCGGGCAACCGAGTAAGGTGCTTCATGAAAGCACGAATCGGATCGACCAAGTATCGTTTGCCATTATGGAAACGGCCAGCGTGGTATGGAACGGCACCCACATCAATTTTCAGAATGACGTTGGCAAAACACGCGCGACCGGCGAAACGGTGGGGCCGCAATGAATCAATCCAACCATGAACATCATCCCCCTTTTCAACGATGTAGGCAGTATTTGCATCAGCATACTTGCAGCATACCGAGAGTAATTCCATGACATCGTTTCGGATGAGAGTCCACGGATCACCAGAACCCAAATTGAAACACACTTGACCAGAAACAGCGCCCTCGTCACGAGACTTGATCTTGTAAGAAGAACTCCAGAGCAGATAGAGTTCGCAATCTTCATCAGAAACGCCGGCATCTCTCAAAGTAAGCAGGAATTGCATCAGCATCTCGGCAGTGTGACTAGAATCTTGCTTGCTAACGTCAGCCTGAAGATTCTTTGGGCCAGTAAAACTCTCACACAAACCCAGATCACGGATTCGTTTGGAGAGTTGATCATCTGTCATTCCGTAATCCAGAATAATCCCGGGCCGCAACATTCGAGCAATGTTGAAGTAAGCCTTTTGTTGTGCATTCGCAAATCTTAGGTTGAAAACCTTTTGATTGGCTAGAATACTTTGACCGTAGGGCAGGGTAGCGGCGAAAGAAGCGACAGGTTTTGCTTTGCTCTGAGTTTTGAATTCCGCATCGACACCCAAACTTCTTGCGGTTTCACCAAAAGGTTCAGAGATCTCCAGCTGTTTGACGGCACCAGCAAGCCTTTCAGCGAGCCAATTGTATGTTGCATCAATGTCAGGAACGATGACGTAGGAACTGTCGTAGTAGCATTCCTTGAATCTTTCGTGGTACTCTGTGGCATGACGCATTTGCCGATGTGTGATTCGAGATAGCTTAGAGGTGCCTAAGTTTCGGTCGAACAGATTCTTGGTCGAATCAAAAGCGCTCTTGTTCTGGTGAATAGCTGCCATGAGGTTGGCGTTTTCAAATTCACTTCTCACAACGTCTGGCTGAAGTGGCGGCGGTGGTCTCGAGAATTTGGCAGGATGCACGGGAGCAAGCATGTCCAAGTCGATAGATGTGGGGTCAGGCAAGGAAAATTGCGTCTTTGTGTTGATGACGCCCTGGATATCGACGGGTTCTTCAATGAGTTTTGCAGCAACAGGATCAAATTCGTCTTCCTCCTGAATGGTAATGGGGCAATCATTGGCTACGGGATCACTGACGATTGTGCGGATCATGTCCAGGGCGCTTTCAACCTTCTGAGCTGGCCTCTTTCCGAAAAGCAAATCAGACGCATTTTGAGCTAGGAAATGTCGTCCAGCGATCGCCTCAGCAACGACAAGTTCAAAGTCAAAAATGGTTTTGTGAGCCGCAATAGGACATTCTACAACCATGAACTCAGTGTGTCTGCTGTAAGCAACACTCTTTCGGTTTCCATATTTGGTCATCCACTCAAGTCCGGTCAAGTTTGAACCTTGATAGAAGCTAGTCGATTTACTGCGCAGACCTTGACTTTGACCTATGGAAACGCTGAACCTTTGAGGGGCTTTGGCATCTTGGTGCATGCAAAGCATCAGATTGGAAGTGGGTGCGGGCCGATTGATGAAGAAAATTGAAATCTCCCTCTCTCCGGTGGTCTCATACCTGTCTGACAAGTTATTGACCTTCTTGAAAACGGCGTGAGCATCACGTGGCATTCCCAAACTCGTATGAAGCTCAAATCGATTTCTGAAAAGCATATTGTCAATCTCAATTGCACCTCTCTCCCGCTGGTATCGGTCCCCGACGAATATGACCCTGCGTGCTCCAAGTTCGCCGGCGATGGTCATGATCATCCGAAGTTCAGGTAGCGAGAAATTGAACACCTCGTCGATTACAAGGTATTGGGCGGCAAAGTTGGTAATGTGTGCAATCCCATGCCTACTGACGCAGAAGTTCTTGATGCCTAACTTGTTGCATTTGTCTCGCCAATCAAGTTTAAGCATGTTTGAAGGAACGACAACTATTGCGGAATGACCTTCACGAGCCAAGAACTCGCGAACCAAAGAACTCTTTGCTGACATTGCGGGTCCCTCAATCAAGAGCTTAGAAGTAAATCTGGGTCTGCATTTCATCGCTCGATTTACAAGTGCATTAAACTTTGCTTGTATACGAGGTTCTGGAGAGTAGTGCATGTTCCGGACTTTCTCCATGTTGAACTCTGAACTGAGCGTGTGAGTCACTTGAGCAGGGCAAACCTTGAAATGATTCCTGATGAGATCAACTCCACCGTCAGAAGGCAGTGCGAGTACGCCTGGGCACCCCTTCGGGAGCGCTTTCCCGAATCTTTGGATGTACTCGTGATCAGCGGCATGTTGCGGGACCAAACCGCTAACAGGTGCATCAAAACGCATCCTGCGCCTGCTCCTGCGGCTTATGTCACGTTTTCGCATGCAAAAGGCTTGTTCCTGACCAATTGCGTCTTCAATGAATGCGGCTGTGTTGTCTGCTTGTTCATCACTGATCAGAGGCTCTTTTGAACCAGCAGTATCGATGGGCACTGCTGGAGTCAACGAAGGGAGGAGGTTGAAAGTCGGCCTGTAGGACACATCATCATCATCTATTCGAGCGAAAGATGGTTCACCAGCAGTAGGCTGAGGATCCACCACAACATTCGGAGGTCTGTCGCTGACGAAAGGGACTGAGACAGCAGACAAAACAGGGGACAGAGATTTGGCACTAGGGGCGACAGAGGCATTCAAATCCTTCTCTTTACCACTTCTACGAACAATCCGCTCAATTAGGATTTCTGAGTCCACACTAGGATCAGGGCTAGCTGAAACGGGGATTACACTAGGCTCATCTAGATTGAGCACAGGTGGTTCCCCGAACGGATCGACGTCCACATCACCAACTCTTGGTGAATTTGAGTAGTAAGCGCCTGGGCTGAGAGGCACGGGAGAATGCGACAAGCTTTTATCTGCTAAGCTGACCGAATGAGTGGAAGCTGGAAGCGGAATGGAGTGAGGAGATTCTTTCGGTAAAGGTGGAGCAAGAGGAGCGTTTGCTATAGCGTTCGGTGACATCTCACTGGGCATCCTAACTGTTCGCATGATCATCGAGTCAGTGAGGTTCTTCCCTCTTTTGCGTTGAGGGGGCGGAGAAAGTGGTGCAGGGTCATTGTTGTCCTGCAAGCTCGGCAATGTGGTCTTCCAGGTTTTCGTTTGTGGAAGCACCGCACGACTTAAGCGAGTGGCGGGGGGCGTTTCGGGAGGTTCGACAGCAGGTCTTGGGATTATCTTTCTAGGTGCGAAGCGGGGTTTTGCATGTAAAGCATTCCTCGCAACCATGGCTGCGCTGTGCAAACCCTTGCCAGTCCATTTGGCGGCGGACCAGGCAGCTCTGCCAAGCAAAGCGTAGTTCCGTTGATCAGAACATTTGTCAGTCGGAACAAGACGATACTCGCCGGCAAGATGGTACGGATTGTATGTCCTCGTGTTGTCTAACTTGTTCCGGAAGAATCTCTCGAACCAAGTGTCAGGGGACAAGGGGTCTTCCTCGCCATTAAGTCGGAAGGTGACGGCATCAATATAGCCCTGAAGTTTCCTTTGAGCAATGTTTCCGTTGCGCCATTTCTGGCGTCCCCAGTAACTGAGCATTACCTTCGCTTTTTCAGCGGCGCTTGGTTCAAGCAGGTGATTGGCCATCAAAGCGTGGTGCGCCAGGCTGTACAATTCGGCGACGCCGACTTCCCAGCGCGGTTCCACCCGCATTTTGCCCACACGAATTTCGGCCATCAGACCGCGGATCTTGGATATGACTTGCCTAAACGTTCTGTCAACAGGATCCAAGCATGATACATAGGCCACAAGTTGTTCGAAACGTTGTCTGGGCACAACAATGTGGTTGGTCTCATCATGACGCGTCATCGTTGAGCTGAATACGGGTAAGATGTAGAACTGCTTGGTCTGAGTGGACCACATCGTTGGGACAACTTCGGGTGCGCCGGGTGCTATAGTGACTTTCAACAGGACGCAAGTGCCGACCTGCAAAAGAGCTTCGGACTGCAAATGGCAATCATGGAACACTGGAGGGTTGCTCATCCAACTTTTAACCTTCTTGAAGTTGTGAGAGTACCCAGCGGTGTGTTCACCCATGTGGAAGACGTGCAACTGATCTCCTTCTCGTTCATAGCGCAGACCGGTGATCTCATCAGTGTAGCACTTGACTCTTTCGTCGAGCAAGGGGAAAGGCAAGTTCAGCGCTACGACAGCAGTAGACGAACCATTCTCAGCCATGGCTTTTGCGAAATCAGCCATGTCAATGTCATGAGCGCTAAACATCGACACGACCAGAGCACCGAGAGTATCATCCTCGCCCAGAACAGCAGCGTGGTTACAATCCTCAAATTTGTGATCATGAGAAAGCACTCGGTAAGCATCCCTAGCCCCAGCGGCAGATAACATGTGGCGGTAAGTGTCTCTTCCAGTGAGCATAGGTGCACAGTTATGGATAACGTTCTGGAACAAAACCGTCTCAGCATTGGAGCCCCCGACCAAATGTATAGGTGCTTGAAGTTGCCCTTGTAGACGAGTGACTTCGCGGCGGAACATGTTTCTTGCGAGAGCTAAACGAGGGTGTGGCGCGGGATTACGACCAGTTCCCACGTTGATGTCAGGGAATGCATCTTGGAAAGCGTTGAGTACACTCTCTGGAGTGTTCATCGGCAGCGGGTGCGTTGTCGTGAGGTTCGGAAGATTGTTCGGAAGTTTGCCGTCACCGAGGCCTTCATAAAGCTCGGCTCGCCGTTTCTCGTTGACAGAGGGACCAATAGGTTCAAAGTCACGCCTCTCATACTCTGGCTGGCCGGAAGGCAGGACAGGATCAAAATCGAGAGGACCGTACAAGATAGAAATGCGGTAAACCTCATCAGCCCCATGAAATTCGTTATCTTTATGCGAAAGGAGGGCGAACAACTTGAGACCCAACATTGTCCAAGAACCGACTGACAAAACGCTCGTGATCAACGTGGAAGTGAAACCAAAAATGGCAGCGAACAGATCGCAAATGAGTTTGGCGGTGTCATCCAGAAGGGTCGGCCAAGAACCAAAACCAATTGCTTCGAGGAATTTCAAAACGTTTTCTTGAGCACGCTGAACCATCCACACCAAGGCAAGGCGAAGATTCGCAAAGAAGAAAACAATTTCTTTACCTGCGTCACCAAGGGCGTTGCACAGAGCTTCAACCAGCTCCTTAAAGTCGGCAGAAAGGTTTGCCAACCAATGTTGGAACCAATTGTCAAAGCTGGGCATGTGCTCCAAATTATCTCCTGGCGAAGGTCGAGGTAGAGGTGGCAATTGATGTTCAGGATCCCAACTTGGCATGTGTTCAAGATTGCCGTGAGGGTCAGGACGAGGAAGAGGTGGGAGTTGGGGGTCGAAAGTGGGCATGTTCTCCAGGTTGTCGTGGGGGTTCGGCTTTGGAATAGGCGGCAGCTGAGGATCGAAAGTCGGCATATTTTCCATGTTGTCGGGGAAACCAGTGTTTGGAATTGGCGGGAAGCTGTCAGGAGTTGTTGGAACCGGGATGGGTAAGGGACCTCCCGGACCTTGGAAAGGGAACACAAGTTCTTTGCCGAAATCCTCAGGTTCAGGGATTAGGTTCGGCATCTGACTAACGTGAGGCATGTGCTCGACATTCCCGGGATCAGGATTGGTGGGACCCGGGGGAGTGATGATCGAAGGGCCAGGCAAGTACGCATTTTGATCAGTACCAGGCAGTTTCTTTGGAATTGGGTGCTCGTAGTGCTTTTTCGCGTGCCTGTAAACTCTCTTGGCATAATCCCAAAAACCGGTCGCAGCAGCTTGTATTGCTGGTTTTGCACCTTGCAGAACGGCAACATCCGGAACAAACTGTTGGGCGGCACCAACGACTTTGCCACGACCAACAAGTTTTGTACAATGGAGCAAGAATTTCTCAGAAACAGCTTGAGCGCTGTGATACCCATCAGGGCATTTCCGGAGTGATTTTGCATCAACAATGTGGTAGTCGCCGTCCTCTTGTTCTTCGTATTTGATCCAAAGTTGGAAATAAGGTGCGTTCTTTGCGGTCCAGTCAACGATAGAATCCAGACACCAGCCTACCATCTCGGCAGTCACTGTTTCCCAGAGTTCAGGTTTGCTGATCGACGGAAGTGACCCGTTCTTGTAACCACCAGCTGAAACGATTTTCATCCAACAAGTGCCACCAGCCTGGACTTTTCTTGGGACTGCGATAGTGGTTGGAGGCGGTTGGTACGGACATTTCCTTGGTACTGCGTACGGTTTGACTTTCTTGTGCCTTCGTTTCACTTTTGGGGCGGGTTCCTCAAACAGCTTTCCAATTGATTCATCATCGAAATCATTCCAGAATTTGTTATAGCGCTCGTGGGCGCGAGCGTTCCGCAACATCTTTCCGGTGATTTGAGAGCGTTTCGGAATGCTTGCTCTTGGTTTGAAGTACAGCGGTATCAACGGGACCCTGTGGCGGTTGAACCAGCATTGGAGCAATCCCGGGCATCGTCTTGCCATTTCAGCGCGTCGCCTTGGATTGGAGCGCTTATTTCTGGACGAATGGGTTTCGGGTGTGCAATCAGCTGACTCGATGTCCGACACAAGGATTGCCTCGGCGACTGCTCTGGCTCGAGCATCGACGAAGGGCTTGCATCGGTTGGTAGTGGAGGGGATAAAGGGGGGGAGAGGTTCGAATACGTCTGTGATGATTTCTGTTTTAATCGTGTACTCGGTTATGCGGACGAATTTACCGTCAATGAAGGGGTCGCAGTTGGAATAACTGAGTTTAGTGCCGCGAGCACAGATTTTCTCAATTATCCACTGATGAACGCGCTCACTTTTCTTTTGCTTTGTGAAACGGATCCACCGTTGTGCGAAGGCCTTTTCCTTCATGTGCATGTAACAGTGTAACCGGAAATTAAAACGCATGGCAGGGTTAGAAGCCATGGTCCGGTCTGATTCACACACATTGCAAAGGTTTGTGGCGTAAAATTCATTACATTGACCTAAATCGACACCACAATCTTCGCAGAGGCAGTTTGCTGCATACCACTCACGAAATTTTGTCTCCGTCCCGTGGTAGATTTCCTGAGCTCTCGCTTCTTTTGCTCTTGTAGATCTAGAAGCGCCTGGAACGACGTTGCCACAACCGTGGCATTCGTAACCGCGATACTTGATGCGGCTGGAATTGTTGGAACATTTCACGCACCAGTGAAATGAAGGTTCAACGGGTTCTGTTCGAACCACGTTGTGCTTGGGGCACGTAAGAGCCCAGCTAGTCCAACAAAGGCAATTCACCTTTGTGGACTTGGAAAATGTCCCCCAGGGGGACATTAGGAAACTTGAGTTGTCCTCGAACTGAGGAAGCAACCCGGGGGGAG